GACACCACTTCATCATGGTATACTTTTTTCTCGTTAAGTCTAATCATATCTTCATCCGCTTCCATATAAGTCCCTATCTCAGACTTAAGTGTAAACTCGAATGGTTCCCATCCATACTGGTCTAATGTTACTTTGTCCATCTTTCCGGTATAGTATTCCCACTTTACCTTCTTCATACGCTGAAGGTCAAAGAAAGCCTTTTTTGCGGCTATCTTGTGTGATGTTAGTATATTTAGGTATTTGCTATGAAGCTGTGGCACTCTGGTAAGTTCAGAACTAGGCTCTGTCTTATCGACTGCTGAGTCATTTTCCCACATCTTCAAAATATTATCAAGTTTTTCCATATCAAAATCCAATTACAAAATTTCAGTATATCATAAAACGGTTAAGATGTCAATATGTTATAGTATTCGTATCTAAAGTTTGCCGTTGCGACAATGATGTTATCTGCCGATTCTTTGGTATCAAAATTGATATCTGAGATATCGGTTGGAAACAAATTAATAAATTGTATTCTTAAATTGGTATTGTTCAAACCGGTAAGAATGGTAAGAATAGCATCAGAATAATTTTCTTTGTAATTTGAATTTCTATTGGCAAATCCTGATGGGTCTGCAATACCTTTAAGCCAATTTTGTATTGCTTGAATTGTTTTTAAATCTTCATCAACGGTAAACGTTACGCTTAATGCATTGTATGACAATGTATCACCTGCTTTCGGTATTGAAAGAAACGGTGTAGACTGTTTAGCGGGACCTGACAATGTAATACCAGGTAGATTTACTGCTTGGCAAAAGTATTGTACAGAATCAATCTTACTAAAGTTCAATAAAAACTTCGTAGGTTGAAGTAGATTCGTATTGGTTGGGTTTCTGTTTAATGCTGTCATATAGGTATTTATAAGCCAAAAAAAGGGATCCGAAGATCCCTTTTAAATGCCACTCTTGACGGTGGCTTCTTGATTACATCAAGTTCTTAACACCGAAGATACGGTAGTATACGTTTGTACCTGGTTGAATTACACCACCACCAGTAGCTGGTTGTGCTGTATAACCTTGTGCAAATGGGTTTGCTACCATGCCGTAACGAGTCTTGAATCCAATCTTTGGTTGGAATGTGAACTGGTCAACTGCACGAACCATTTGTAGAGGAACGTATGGGCAGTAGAAAATACCTGCATCATATGGTGATGTACCTTTGTAACCGATTGTTGCCAATTCGATATTTTGTTGGTAACCGCCAAAGTATGGGTCGATGTACACTTTGATACGACCGTGTAACAATCCAGCGAATGTGTTACCAGTATCGTCAACTTGCAAGTCTGCTTGTAGAGCAGGAGTATAAGATAATACACCAGCCATTGCCATAGCGGAAGCAACGTCAGATGATACAATCATCACGTTACCTTTACCACGACGAGTTTGCTTTGCGATAACGTTAGCATCACGTTCAACTTGGAAAATCAAGCCTTTGAAACGCTCAACTGACCAACGACCGTTAGAGTCTGTATCTAAGTCAAAATAACCTTTACTTACTGTACCGTATTGTGCACCTTGAACAGCAGACAAATAGATTGTACGGATAACTTCACGGTTAATCTCAGCTAGAATCTCTGTAGACAGAATGTTTGACAATTCTGTTTCTGCATCAAGTCCGTGAATTGCTTTCAAGTCTTGTGCTAGTTCTAATGAGTATTCAGCTTTCAATGCTCTTGATTGTGCTGTAACAGTAACTTTCTCGATAGAGAATGCCATTTGCTGGAATGCATTACCTACATCTGAACCTAATGCTTCAGCAATAGCTGTTTGCATACCGATACCAGTTGTGAAGTTATTAGAACCAGCAACGTTAGCGCCAGACCAATAGTTCGTAGAAGTATCAGAACCTGTGTTACCAGAGAATCCGTACTCGTTATAAGGACCGAAAGCAGAGTTGTTACCAGAGAATTGTGTATTAGCTTCGTTGTAGAATGCCTCTGCACCACCTTGTGTTGGACCTGTTGCATTTGGTGCATAACGTGCACGCATTGCAAAAATCAAACCTGTTGGACCTGTCATTGGCTGAACACCAGCAACATCATACGCAATCAAGTTTGGTAGTGAACGGCGAACCAAGCTGATTAAGATTGGGTCAAAGTTCTGTACACCACCAGTAACGTTTGTTGGTCCGTAGTCTGAAGTTTCGTTCAAAGACTGACGGTCTTTCTGCATTGCTTGATGTTGATTCTCAAGAATAACAGATGTAACTGCTCTCTTGTATGGATCTTTAATTGCTTCTAATTCTGGGTGCTCCAGAACTGGTTGCCATTTCTTTTGTAGTTCTTCGGATAGATACATTAGTTGTTCTCCTTGTTAGTATCTTGTATTGGTAGTTTATTTATTATTTTACCAAAGTTTGTGAAATAGTTTTGACATATTGATTAATTGATGCGTCATCAGAAACTGATTGTTTCTTTTCTTCTTCAATTTCAATACCTTCATTCAGCATAGAAGTTTCGGCAACTTTAACGTCTGCTTTGAAATAAGATTCTTTCAATACGTTTAGTTTTTCTGAAAATTCTTCTTCAGAAGTAAATTCAACACCCTCTGCGAGTGATTTTAATTTTTCTTCTTGAGTCTGAGTTAGGCCTTCACAAGCTGTGTGGATAGCCTCTAATTTTACTTGCTCGCTTAATGCTCTCTTTAAAGCAACTGCGGTTTTGACTTGTTCATCCAATGCTTCTTCAAGTTCTTCAACTCTTGTTGTTAACTCTTCAACAACTTGAACTTGCTCTTCCGGAATGTCAATATTGTGTTCCATGAATACATTACGTAGGCTTGTCATAAAGTCTTCGGCAATCTCTGCACGTAGACCGGAAACAATTGCCAATTCGTTTTGTTTCATGTATTGTTCTGCAAAATAGTCGATATATTCGTCTAGTTTGTCTGCTAGTTCTTCTTTGATTTGCTCAATACCAGCTTCGTATTGCTCTACCAACTCTGTTTCAACGTGTTCGATGATTTGTTCGATACGTGAAGATACAGCGGCTTCAAAAATTGTAGTAGCTTTTAATTTGAATTCTTCAGACAATGACTCGCCTTCTAGCAATGCATTTACGTCATCAGACATATCAATGCTTTCACCATAGTTCTGGAATGTAGCACCTGGATTTGGCTTGAATGTTTGTTTTGGTAATGCTGTCTTAACACGGTCACGAATTTTTTCGTATTGGTCACCGTTCATTTGGTCTGGATGCATAACATCTTTACGACCCATAGTTTGTTGTGGTTGACCTTTGTATGTGCTGTAACCAACTGTACCTAAGTGTTGGTCGTTCTTTTCTGAACCAACTGGTGGAGTTGCTCCTGGTGGAGTTGCTGTTGGTGTACCTTTTAGATAATCTGGCAAAGCGCCTTCGTCATCTTTAGTTGGGCTTGTTCCGATGATACCGGCATCTTGTGTGCCATATGCTGTTGTTGATGGTAATTTGTCTTGACCGACTTCACCTTTAGGGTGTTTATCAGATCCTCTTTGACCCATTTTTTGCTTGATGTTACCATCAAAAGCCTCTTTTGATCCTTCGTTCAAAATAGCTTTAGCGGCATCTGACAGATTGAATTTTCCCATTTTGTAAATCTCCTATGATTCGTATTGGTATATTTATATTTTATAATTTTTTGATGAAGTTTTCAAAGATTTGCAAGCTGACAGCTTCAATCTCTCTAGGTGTAGCTTGACGAATCATCTTCTTAGATTCTTCTAATTGACGTTCTGTCCATACACCATCCACTAACATCCACTCTTTACCTTCCATGATACCTTGTACAAACGCACCTGGTGCTGATGGATCGGCTACAATATCTGCCGCTGTGGCTAGATAAAAATCGTCTTGAACAATGTTGACTCCATTAACATTCTTCAATGAACCCATACCTCTAGATGAGACTCCTAGTTGACCACCACCTTCGATAAGGTTTCTGGCAATCTGTCCCATTGGGGTATCAAGTATCTTTGCTCTTCCTACAAACTGATGACCGTCTTCTTTAAGAGAAGTAATGATGTGTGATACACGGTCAAGATTGATAGAAGGTGTGTCTGGATGACCTAATTCACCGTATGCACGGTTCTTATTGATATATTCTTCAGTATAACGCTTAACTTCTTTAAGCATCGTACCGTGTTCATACAGACGTTTATTTTTGTTTTCTCTTTCGGTAACTAGAAAAGGACCCTCAATAAAGAGAGTCTTTTTTCCGTCCTTTTCTTCGGTAATATAATTTACCGATTCTGTAATTTCTTTAATTAATTTCATGGTGTTGTCTTATACACTCCATAGTTGAAAGAAGCTGGATCGTCAAACTGACCACGTTGATACATTTGATTGTTCTTACGTAGTTCTAGGATAATAGTATAACCCTGATTTGCACTCATGCCATATGTAACAAGACCAATGTTACCGTTTGAGTTTGCTTGACCTCTTGAGTTATTAGGAATTGTTACCCAATTTCCCATACCATCATATTCACCTGTGCTTGTCATGCAAAAAATTGGTTGAGGTGTATCAGAAGACCATACAAGTTCTGCTGAACCGTTACCGCTAACATCATACCAGCAACGATTGATTTGTAAATCGTAATATGGTAATGCAGTACCGCTTACAGATAATTGACCACCAGTTGTATTCAAAGCACCATACAACGTATTTGCTTGAATTTTAACTAGGTTATTTTCTTGTGCTGAACCATCAAATAACCCTGTCAACTTGATAGTTGTATGTGTAACAGTATCCTTGATAATTTGAATTGTATTTGAAATTGCCATTTTTTTGCCTTATTTTATATGTGTAAATGCAAAACCAACAACTTTTTTAAATTGCTCTTTGCTCTCATCAACCATTCTATAAATCTTTAAACGATTATTAGCATCTAAAGACTCGTGTAATTTTAATACTTTCTTTGCCGTAGCAATATTCACCATCATTGTTTTACCATCTTCAAAGATGATTGCATTTGCTCTGTTGCTTTCTACTATGTCTTGAAGATATTCTAAATTGTTACTTTTTTCATATTCTTCAGAATGAACATCTGAATACGGTATTGTTACATATTTATTAATCTTATTGGCATAGTACAAAGCAACCTTTTCACCATTAGGTAAACGGCGAATTGATTTTCTTTGTAACGTCAAAAGCGAAGGTAAATCAGTCTTTGTTGGTGAAACTTCTTTACCCTGTGGGGCTTCCAATAGAGAGTCCTCCGAAAGCGTTTCCGCTTCGGATGATTTAATATCAATAAACTCTCTAATCGATTTCATTATAATGCAAAACCGTGTGTAGGTTGAATAACCGCTTTAGCGTAACCCTGTGGGCAGTGATGAGTACACATATGACCACGGCTTGCTAAATCAAATGCCGCTTTTTCTGCTTCATGTTGATTGTCAAAAGCGTGACTGTGAACACCATCATGCTCAAGACCTAGGCTCTTAGGAACACCATTTACTAATGCTGTCTTAGGACGCACAGAATTGATTTCGTGGTAACCAGTACCTTCACGGTCTTTGTCCATTCTCCATGGGTGCTCTTCTTTTGATTTTTTATCTTTTGCTTCAGTAATAGATTGTTTTGGTACTAATACTTCAATACCTTCAGGAATATTTTCATAATATTCTTGTTCTTCATCAACCTCAACTTCTGTTTCTTCTTGATGTGGTGTAATAAAGTTTGCCGCTATTTCTGCTTTCTTTGCTTCAATATGCGCCATTACACGGTCTTGAATTGCTGAATATAACGCATCTCTTACTCCAAGAGAATCGTCATCAAAGGTGTAATCTATAACTGCTCTACTGTTAGACATTTAATATCTCCTATAAAATTCTTTTTAATCGTTCAAATGTATTGGGTTCTTCAACTTCTTCTTTTTTAGCCGTTGGTTTTGGCTTCGGTTTCATCTTAGCTAAAGCAATCTTGTTATCGAAATCTTTTTTAGCCATATCTTGTTGATGCTCAATATCTGTTGGGTGAATTGGTTGTTCCGGTACTGTACTTAACATTGCTTGAGCGGCAACATCATTCGTAACAGAAACTGGTAAACCAAGTCCGGCTTCTTTTTCTTTCTCAATTTCATTTTGCATAACCTTGATTTCACTGTTATCCATGCGTAGAACATTCTTCTGAATCCACGCTTGTGAGAAATATCTACCGGTATATGGGTCTACTTCTTGTAACAATGACAATCTTTCTTTCATTAACTCAGCATCTTTTAGTTCTGAGAAGTTGTTATCGGTAATAAAATCGTAGTGAATGTTTTCTTTAAAAATCTTCCACTCATTTTCATTACAAATACCTTTGAGTACACATTGAACTCTCAATGCTTGGTCAAAGACTTCGGCAAACTTTTGACGCATACGGTCAACAAACTTTGCAAATTTTAATTCATCTCTTGTAATCTCATTTGTACGACCTAGTGAGAAACCTGAAGTCTCAGGATTCAAACGTGAAATTGGTACACACAACGCTTTATATAGCTTCTTTTCAAAGTACTTAACGTCTTCGAGTTCACCTAAATTCTGTCCACCGGGTAATGTAGTAATCTCTGTACCTTTACCACCTTCTCTACGTGGTAACCAGAAGTCTTCCATCATAGACAAGAATTTACGGTCGTCACGAACTTCACCAGTGTTTGCATCATATACAAGTTTGTTCTTGTACTTTACCATGATGTCACGTAAGTATTGTTCAGCTTTTAGTTTAGGTAAGTTACCAACGTCAATG